TTAGGATGGCTTCCATGTTCGTTCATAGCCCAAGGATATAGGGCTACGATTATCGCTAATAAAAATACAGCTATCTTTTGATCTTTAGTCATACTTTTAGATTATACACTATATCTTGTATCGTTGTCAACCCCATCTAGATATCGGAACGTGTATGTCTTTTTCGTGCTGGAATCGTTCGGGAGTGATATAACAATAGAGATTGGTATCTGGATCTATTTCTACATAGATATCTATTTCTAAAGCCTTTAACCAAAATCTAGTACGGTGCTCTCCAGGAGTCATCTTGTCAGGATCCCAATCCGCTACTCTGCTGACTGGATCTATATATTCATCTACGATGTAATCTATTAAGAATAGATAGCTGTTAGGCCAATCGTAAGGTGTCAGTCTTATCCTGATGTCATCTTTGGAGGGATAGAATTTCTTGTCGTCCATATCAATACTATACACTATATCTTGTATCGTTGTCAATCTCTGTTGGAAATATTGTATATTTTACAATATTTGATATATTTTTTACATAAAAATTGTATATTATACAATAATTGCATAAAAAATAAGCAGATATTATGGTATGAATTGTATAATATGCAAAAAATGATCAAGAAAAAGCCCTCCGGAGAGGGCTTTAATCTTTAACTACTCTAACTATGGATTATAGAGAGAACACTGTTAATGCGCCGCCACCTGGAGCCGCATTGTATTTTGTTAACTCTTTGTAACCACCAGCCGCACCAAGTGCGTCTGTGTCGTTAGTTAGGCCTAGGTTCATCGCAACACCAGCCCAGCCACCAATACCTGATAATACACCAACGTATTGTTTGCCTTTATGGCCGTATGTGAATGCGTTACCGATAACGCCTGAACCAACTTGGAATTTCCAAAGTTCTTTGCCTGACTTAGCGTCAAGAGCTTTTAACCAACGGTCAAGTGTGCCGTAGAACACTAGATCGCTGTCTGTTGTTAAAGCACCACCCCAAGCAGAGAATTTCTCTTTGTTGTACCATACTTTTTTGTTGGTCATTGGGTCATAAGCGGCAAAACCACCCATCACGCCATCTGGACCAGCAAACATAGTTAAGGTAGCACCAACCCATGGCTGACCAGCTACATACTTAGACTCAACTGGTTCGTATGTCATACATACGTGGTTAAGTGGTGAGTAGATCAAACCTGTTTTTGGTGAGTATGCCGCAGGCTGTTGGTCTTTAGTACCTAAAGCCGCTGGACATGTACCTTTGGTATTGTAGTCTTGGTGAGTTGCGTGTTCTGCAACTTTGTTTGGAACACCAGACTTCATATCAACATCTGTTGCCCAGTTAACGAAAGGATGAACTTTCTCTGCCGCAACTAAAACGCCATTGTCAGCTTGCCATGTGTAAGCAAAACCGTTTCTGTCATGGTGCCAAGCGTATGTTTTACCACCTTTGTCAAATAAGATAACTTCGTTAATACCGTCGTAATCCCATTCGTCGTGTGGTGTCATTTGCATACCCCAACGTGCCATACCTGTATCTAAGTCACGAGCAAAAACTGTCATAGACCATTTGTTGTCACCTGGACGTACGTCTGGGTTCCAAACTGATGGGTTACCTGTACCGTAGTACACTAAGTTTGTTTTTGCATCATATGGCCACCAGCCCCATACAGAGCCACCACCATGTTGCCAACCGTCTTTAACTGCTTGTGGTTTGAGCCATGTGCGGATACCAAGATCTTTCTCGCCACCTTTTAATGTGTCTGTTGGAACTTTCTTGAAAGAACCACCTTGTTTGTTACCACCATTAACGTCTTCATAGACTGATAATGCTGAGTATAAAGGTGTGTCTTTGTTGAAGTCTTTACCAATTAAAACTTCTGCGTCAGGACCTGTTGAGTATGCTTTCCATGCTACAGAACCGTCTTTGATGTTAAGTGCTGTGAAGAAGCAACGAACACCAAATTCAGCACCTGAGCAACCTTGAAGAACTTTGTCTTTGATTACGTGTGGAGCCGATGTGTTAGTAGCACCAACTTTTGGATCAGTAATTTGTGCAGTCCATACTTCTTTACCAGACTTAGCATCTAATGCAACCATGATACCGTCGTTCTGTTGTAAGAAGATTTTGCCGTCACCAAAACCTAAACCACGATTAACGTTGTCACAGCATAATACTGCTTGAACGCTTGGATCTTGTTTTGGGAAATATGACCAAACGATTTTTTGATCGTTGTTTAAATCTAACGCATAAACGTTGTTTGGGAACGCTGTATGGATATACATTGTTGAACCAACAACTAAAGGCGAACCTTCATGGCCACGGTTTACACCAGTAGCAAATGTCCAAGCCGCTTTTAGATCTTTAACGTTTGATTTGTTGATTTGTGTTAAAGCTGAGTGACCATTGTTTGTATGGTTGCCACGTGGGTGAGCCCAGTTGTTGGCATCAGCGATTGCTTTCTCTTGATCAGCCGCCGCATATACACCTGTTGAAAGTGTCATACCAGTAGCTAAAGCAAGAGCAAGTTTCAATTTCTTGAATTGCATTTATTTCTCCTTGTGAAATAATACTAACTTCGTCTATTATAAAGTGCCGGTTGTCCCCTTCCTTGATACCATCCAGGACCGCGGACCACAAGTTGAAATCATAATATGAACATATTATGATAACTCTATTTATCAAAATGTAACAAACAAGTTACAATTTTGTTACATCTTGTTAATACTTATTATATAGCATAGTAGGGAATTAAGCAAGGATAAAAGTGAAATGATTTTCCAAAATAGATTAAAAAGTAGGACCCGAAGGTCCTACTAGTATTTTGGGTAACAAGGCATACCTGCCCCGTGAGTCGCGACGTACTAGGCCGCTACAGCTACTTCGCCACCTACAGTGTTACCTGTAAATGATAAAGCACCAAACTCAAATGTATCTGCATCTTCTGCATTTACTTGTTTTGCGCTGATTAGGTCAGTCGCCTGTCCTGTTGCCGTCTCCGCTATCTCACCCCGTCGAAACCTGGTCACCCCCAACGAAAAACTCTATCTCAAAAATACTTTGGTGGAGGTGGGGAGAATCGAACTCCCGTCCGAAATGCCTTCACTTCGAAGGAATTACAACAATACTATTATTTAAACATCTTTCTGTTGAGATTGCAACAGTTTGGAGTGTAATATCATATTCTCTGTGGCTAGTTTGGTGATGCTAGCCATCATAACTACTAGATCATCTTCTGTGTATTGTTCTTTGCTGAACTGTTCTATCACGCTAGAAGCGATCATTTTAAGTGCTTGTTCTTTTCCTTCTTTAAAAACAGACCAATCTATAGGATCGCCTTGCTCTACATTAAATGCTAGATCTATAATCTGTTCTACTGTTATTTCAGCCATCCTACTTTCTCCTTGTTTTTAATTCTTCGATCGTGTTCTTCTACAGTGTCTGGATATCTCCATGCCCATACCGCTACCAAGAACATGAACACGCTACTATATATCGTTACTCGCAAAGGTGCCGTGAAGAAAAGGAATAGGGCAGTTGAAGTCATCGTCGCTATCATTAGATATTTCATCTTCCTAGGAAACACACGCTTCTCTGTCCAGTTGCGTAAGAATGGACCAAACTTAGGATGTCCATATATCCAAGCATGCATACGGTCACTGCTTTTAGCAAAACAATATGCTGAAAACACTATGAAGATGCTCCAAGGCAATCCTGGGGTTATCATTCCTAGATAGGCTAAGAAAAGACTAGTGAATCCTAGTATGAAGAAAACGCTTTTTTTGATCATGGTCCTGCGAAAACGTTTCCACTTCCTACAGCGATAGCTGAACCGCACGCTACGGGATCACCAATCCTAGAACATTGTAGATTATTGACATAGACAGTAGCACTGCCTTCGGCTAGATTTGAATCATGGCAGGATGATCCGCAACAATGAGTTACCCAATGATCGCTCTGTCTATGTACAGCGATGTCATTAACGAAAACATTTGATGATGCTTCGTCATTAGGTCTTGGAGGGAAACATCCGTGTCCTGTACAAGTATCGCCTAATCTGGATACTGCTGGCATTACGGTGTCGTCCTTTCTGCTATTAGATCTACTAGTTGATCTCGTCCTGTAGTCCAGTTGGTATTGACTGTTTGTGTAACAGATCCTACAGCAATATTGGAACTCTTTATTGTAAAAGTTACATTAACTGAACTGGCGCTATTTGGAGTATATTTTATCATCTGATTAAATTTTAACGGAATACGATCATATCTATTGTATATCGTAGTCTCGACTGTATCTCGATCTTCTAGATTAATTAATTCCCAAGTTTTGTTAAACACATTTTGATAAGAACCAGCTATAGTTAATGTATTTCCAGAACTGGTAATAGTTATTCCTTCGTCCTCTGGTGAAAATGTAGCAGACAAATCAGTCACTGGAGTTGATATTCCAGGAACTCCTGGACCTCCCTCGGTAACATCATTTACTGATATTGTTGCAGTAAATTCTTGTGCCTCATTTACTGTTGGTAAAGGTGTTATTTGAATAGCCATAATAGTATTTAACTATTTGGCAGGGGCTGGTGTCGCCATAGCGATACCTGTAGTTCCTTGAATATATTGATCTGCGAATCCTTTATCACTGGCTTCTAAAACTGTAACCGTTGCTTTATTAACCTTTACTTCTTTATCTGGATTCACTGTGAATAGATATGGTGCCATACCTAAACCTTGTTGTGCCATAGTAAGAACCAATGGCTTAGATAATTTTACATAATCATCTGTTTCTTCGATTAATTTTGCGATAAGTTCTTCGCCTGATGTAAGTTTAAGAGTTACTACTTCGCCTGCTGATACGCCTTTGTCTATTAACATATTATCCTATCCTTTGAGTAAGTTCTGTATATCCACCTACATACTCATCTTCGATGAATATCTGTGGCACTGATCTCGCTCCAGGTACCTCTTCTAGTAAATCTTCTTTAGTGTAACCTTCACCTACTTTTTTAACTTCTATATCATAACCTTCTTTTTTTAATAACGCTATCGCTTTGTCACAAAAAGGACAGGCAGGCTTGCTCCATACTATTGCTTTCATATTTTCCTTTCTTAACCTGAATACACTACTGCGTTGTTTTGATCTACTACTCTAACTAAAACAGCGCCTGCTTGCTTTTTACGCATAGCAGATGATATCGCTTGAGATTCACCGCTATATGTTCCTGCTGTGCTCCAAGCTTCAAATGGTGATTTACTTTTAAATTGTGTCTTATACATATCTATATTATATACTCGGAAGTGCATCGTAGTCAAGTTTTTCTGACATTATGCCGATAACATAATTTGTTGATTCGTTTTCTTGCAGTGCTGTCTGTTTCTTGCTAGTATCACTGTGTTTGTTAAACCAAGGAATAGGATTAGTCCTTGGCGCTGGACTATCATATTTCAACCCGATATCTTTCAATGATGTCAATGCAGTATAATCTACAAAGTCTTTCAAGATATTAGCATTAAGTCCGATAACAGGACCTTTCTTGAATAGATAATCAGCCCATTCTTTTTCTTCACGAATAACGTCTAGATACATTTTATAGACTTCGTGTTCACACTCTTTAGCTACCTGGGCAAATCTATCATCGTCTTTGACTACTTGATTGATCATCCAAGCTGTCCATTCTTTATGTAGTAATTCGTCTTGTAAAATTAAAGATATAATGTTACCGTTGCCGATAAAGATTTTGTTCTCTACCATAGCTAATGATGTAGCGAATGATACCATGAATCGTAAAGCTTCTAATGCGTATGATGCATTCAGTGCTAACCATATCGCTTTGATATGATCCATCTCATCTATCTTGTGTCCTAGTTCTTTCTTACAGTTGATAACATGTAGAGCATCATAGTAGTTTCCAACCGAACTTGCCATATCCACGATTTCGTTAGTGTCATGGATAGTATTGAATACTTCTTTAGGCACATTGTAGATGTTACGGATGATGTGGCTGTATGAACGGCTGTGGATGTTTGTTTCAAAGAAACTCCAGTTGTACATCAATGCTTCTAGTTCTGGTAAGCCAACTACGGGAGTAAATACCTGTGCTGGTCCTCTACCTTGTAGGCTATCTAATGCTGTCTGTCTTAACAAGTTTGAAGTAAAGATGTGTTTCACAGCATCACTAGAATCTTTAAAATCATTAGAGTCTTTAGATAATGATACTTCTTCAGGCACCCAAAAGAATCCACGTGCTGTCTGTTCAATCTTTTGTATCTTGGGATACTTTACTTCTTCGAATCTCTGTATGGTTACAGGACCTTGTGGGTCGAGGAACATCTTTCTTTTTAGATAATCAGTTTTCTTTTTTAAATCGTATTGTTCTTTGCTCATTTCAGCTCCTATAATTTACATGATTCGCAATCGCCTTCATCATCAAAGTCGATTGGTTCTAACACCGTTGGTTCCTCTTCGTCTGTACCTTTACTGCCTGCTTTATTGATTAGGCTGTAATAGAAAGTTTTTATTCCCCATTTATGTGCCTGCATCAAGTTTGTAGCGATTAACGTAGTAGGAACTTTGTTACCTTCAAAGTGTGCTGGATTGTAGAAAGTATTTGTTGAAATACTTTGATCCACATAAGCCGCTAACACCGCCGCGGTTTTTAAGTAACCTTGGCAATCCTTTTGTTCCCACATGAGTTGATATTTATTCTTTAAGCGTTGATATTCCGGTGCTACTTGTGTGAATGATCCTGCCTTACTTTCCTTAACTGTGATTAAACTCATAGGCATTTCAATACCATTAGTGCTATCGATAACCACTGAACTGGATTCTACAGGAGCAATAGCCATCAGTGTAGCATTACGCACACCGTAGTCTTTCATGTCCTTGCGGAGTTTTTCCCAATCTAGTTCTTTGCTGGGTTTGAATGACGTTAAACTATCAACACCTTTGTTTCTTCTTTCCCAAGGAAATACTCCCTGTCCATACCAAGTCTTATCTGAGTCGATACAGCGTCCTCGTTCTTTGGCCAGCTCAACCGTGGCTTCTGTTAAGAAGTATGCTTGATGCTCCATCCAAGTTTTAACTTCAGCTAGTGATTCTGCTTCGCCATATTGTAGGCTACGTTTAGCGTGCCAATAGGCTAAGTTAGTAACACCAATGCCTAATGGTGATATCTCATCATTAGATAATTTACTCTGTATCGATAAGAAATCTTGGTAGTCTAAGATGTTACACAATGATCTCTGTAAGATACGACAGGCTCTGCCCATATCTTCTGGATTACGGAAAGCACCCCAATTGATTGATCCCAGTGTACATAACGCTATGCGTCCTTCCGCATCGTCGAGTCTCTTAAATGGACGTGTTGGTAATAAGATCTCACAACAGAGGTTGCTTTGATAAACTGTATGGTATTCTGGATCGAAAGGTCCTTGGTTCATTACATTATCGATGAACACGAGATAGATACGTCCTGTGTCTGTACGTTCTTTTAAAATACCGCTCTTGAATACTTCTTCTGCTGAAATAACTTTTTTGCGTAATCCCGGTTTGCGTTCATACTTCTCATATAGTTCTTCGAACAGTTCTGTATTTTTATAGAACGCTTCATATAAGTCTGGAACTTCATTAGGATCGAAAAATGTGATGTGTTCTTTGTTTTTAAATCTTCTCCAGAAGAAAGCATTAAGAACTACACCATAGTCCATATGTCTCACACGAGTCTCTTCAGTACCTTGATTGTTTTTCAATACAATTAAATCATCAAACTGATGATGCCATATAGGATAGAATACAGTCGCCGATGCATTACGGATACCGCCTTGGCTACATGAACGTAAATCACCAAACCATTTTTTCAAGAATGGGATCATACCTGTATGCATGATTTCTCCACCACGGATAGGTGATCCTAATGGACGCAGTCTACCAATCTCTAATCCGATACCAGCACGCTTACTAGCATACTTGGCCATCATCTCACCTGATGCGAAGATCGAATCTAAGTCATCGTCTGAACGGATAAGAACACATGACGAAAACTGTTTTGTTGGTGTACCTAATCCTGCTAGTACAGGAGTCGCTAATGTGAATAATCCATCACTAGCACACTGGTAATATTCTTTGATCATTTTCATGCGGACTGTCTGTGGTTCTTCTTTATGAAACACAGTAGCCGCCGCTACGATATATCTCACCTGAGGCGTTTCATAAATTTCTCTAGTGCTTCTATTCTTGACTAGATATTTTTCTATAAGTTGTTCAATGGCCGCATACGAATATTTTTCATCTTTCTCATGGTCGATGATCTTTTCCATCTTGTCCCATTCTTCTTCACTATACCATTCTAACAGCTCAGGTGTGTATAATCCTGTCGCGACATTTTTCTTAATGATGTCGTAGAGGCGGGGCGGTTGATATGAACCATATACGTCTTTTCTCAACATTGAAAGTCGTTGCTTGCCTGCAACATACTGATAGTTAGTGTGTCCTGTTTCTGGATTTGATTCAACATCGATCAAATCAACGATAGCACGTAGAGTAATGCCGTCTATTTCTTGTGTAGTGATCTTATCATAAAAATGTAGTTGTGCTTTGATTTCAATCATCGATTGACTGACATCTGCTATACCTTGGCAGACTTTAGCGACCTGCGCTTGCCATTTCCCAACGTCTAGTGGCTCTTCTTTGCCACTCCTTTTAATCACTGTAATGTCTGACATCTATGCCTCTTTCTTGTTTTATTGTTTAGTCTGGTATTTACCAGATCGATTATTTTGACCATATCCTATTGATTTCCAAGCCATTTAGAACGGATTTACTGACCAATTCTCTTGGATTCCAATTAAGTACATGTTCATTAACTACTAATATATTAATAGGAGTATGATCACGAGGATCTTGTAATCTAAAGATCTCACACATCGTATCTTTAAATCTCTCTGTTAGTTTAAAAGTATATAACATTCCTAGACAGATTGCAAGATTATCTAGCCTGTTATCAACCAAAATGTGCCAGGGATCTGGCCAAGTTTCTGGATGTCTATGATCCAGGTAGTTTTCTACGAAAGGTGCCCTTCCCCAGAGGTTAGCGACATCTTCGTAAGGAGTAGGACTCTGTTCGAGATAATCTCGAAAGTGCTTCCATTCAGCTATCCTATCTGTATCGTGTTTATCAAACACCGTAGGAAACATCGAATGATATTGTTCCTTGAGCTCCTGGTAATGGATTTTTGTAGGACAATAACACAGTATCAGGTGCTAGTGCAGAGTCTCCAGTATTGTCATCATTGTCTTTAAGTTCTGCTGTAAACTCAAAATTTGTCATTAAAGCCGTGCCTGGAGATGATCCTCCTGGAGATGAATAAGAATAATTATCTGCAATGGATAGTTCAGTAATATCATCACCTAATGTTATAATCAAAGTTCCTACTCTAGAATAAGAACCTAAAGTCATAAAATAATCTACATAGATATATTTGTTGAACGCTGAAAATACAGATAGAGGTCTAAAACTGTCTGATATAAAAAGTGTTGCAATATTTCTATCGATAAAACTTACTTTATCTCCATTCCATACTTCATTAACCGCTGGAGTTAAATTAGACGTTGTTATTCCTGCTTCTTGTTGCCTGTTACTAATAGAATTTAATACTAAGTTACCTGTTTTTTCTCCAAAATACACCATTGGTTCAACTGGACTCGAAGCGTCGTTGGTATCGTTACCTACGTTTTCAAATTTACATCTTTGTATTTTTGTCCCTTTACCGTTAGATGATTTAAAAGCCTGTCTTGCAATTTCTTCAAAGTTACAATCATTAATGATCCATTTATTTCCTTGCCCTACTACTCCGCTTACGTATATTCCTGTGTGATTAATAAAGAAATCACAATTTTTAAAATATACATTGGAATCAAATGCAGTTGATTGGCTACATTTAACTGACAAAGAATTGCTTTCAAATACACAAGAATCAAACGTAACATCTTGTACTCTTGTACCGATTAAATTGTTTAACCAGAATACTGCCGGTGCTTCTGTATCAATAGATGTTACACTGTCACCTAATTCATACTCACCTAGAAATTTAACATTTTTAATCAAACTGTTTGCCACACCAGATAATACCACTTGTCCAGTTGTACGTTGAATGGTTAAATTTGATATTTCAATATTAGTTGGACGATTGCTACTATCAAAAAGAGCAAAAGATGCACCAGTAGAAGTAACGAACTGTATGTTTCTATTATTAATAATTAATTTAGCACCTAATTGGGTTTCACCTCTCAGTATAACACCGCTTGGAATTTCTAGATCACTTGAAAAGAGATAATCACCGTTTGGTACCATTAGCACTTTTTTATAATCTTCGTTAGCATTTCTAAATAATTGCTCAAACGCTGTTTCAAATGCTGAAACGTTATCTGTAGAACCATCACCTACAGCACCAAAGTCTAACACAGAAACATATTCATCTGCTTTTGCTTGAAGGCTTCTAGGTACGCTTAGTGTTATTGAAGTGTCATTAGATGCAAACTGATAGCTAGTTGCTAGATCTAATATATTATCATGCTCTGTGAGGATTTTAGTGTTACCTACGTATGGAGCTCCCTCTTGAACTGATCCATTACCTATGTAAAGTTCTTGTGTATCGACAGCCCAGGCAAATTCTGCTGAACTAAGTTGTGGTACTCCACTGTTTGAATTCTTTTGGCCTCTACGTACCTGTATCTTCGAGATTTGGACAACCGCCACGATAGTATCCTCTATGTTAATGTTCTATAGAGTATTTATCAAGTATTAGCGTTGAGATACTCTTCGATTTTGCCTAACCACATGTCTTGATACTTGTTGAACGTATCAGGCGTTACTTCGAACTGCTGATATTGGAAATCTCTGCTACACATGAATATAACACCACGTTTAATGTCTGTGCCATATACTTCATTGTGCGCCATGATGTAAGCAGTTAGTTGTAGATAGTAATCCTCCACCCATTCTGCTTTTTTAGGTTTATTAGTTTGTTTATAGTCCATTACAGCAGGCTCGCCATCATAGACTCCTACGAGGTCAGTGGTTCCTGAATATAGTCCTGGAAAGTATAGTGCTTGTTCCATACCCCACACTTCATTGACTTTGTTCAATCCATTCTCTATGATAACATCTGCCATCTGATTAGCCTGTACATGTACTGGATTGCTACCTGGTTGACGTTGTAGTCCTGCGATAAATCTCTCTAGATTGCTGTGCATGGCTGTACCAACACCTGCGGCTTCTGTGGTAATGCGTTTAGCATTGTCTTCACCTACACGTTTCTTCCATTCATTTAGATGCGTCATGTCTTTGGTACTGCTAAGGATAGTCGTTACGCTTGGAAGTTTCTCTCCGTCTGGAGTGACATAGACTCGTTTGCGTGTTACAGGATCATTTACCTGCTCACAGTTTTTATATTGGAAGCGTTCGATGAACGGTGGTGGTGTGTAATTTTTATCAGCCATAACGTATATATTACTACGATAGTTACGTTAAGTCAATAGTGATTATAGATTTTTTTCTGCGTTTTGGGCGGCTATCTTATCGACAGCGTCTTGGCTCTTCTCGTCAGGTGCCTGCTCATCGTCACCTACACCCGGCACATCGAGCTCGATACCTTTGTCGTTGAAGTTCTTGACCATACCTTGTAGAGCTGGGTTAGCATCATACATGGCTTTGAATGTGTCATAGTCCGCTTGGAAATCGATGCCTAGATTCTGTATCAATGTCTGTAAGGCATTCCAATTGAAATTTGCTGGTTCTCGTTTGCTCGCGGCACGACCTATCAGATTTTTTAATACAACAATAAATCTATCAAGCTCGTGTGCGCCTGAAAATTCTTTTAGTCTCATCGTAGTTCTGCTAGTTCTCTTTGTAGATCAACTATTTCTGCTTGTTTTTGTTTGATTGCGTCTTGGACTTGTTTTTTACGATCCTGCATCTGTTTGACTGCCATCGCTTGTGCTTTAGCCGCCGCTTGAGGATCTGCTGTGCCACCTGGGGCTAAAGTAGGTGCTGTTGTTGCCGCCATTGTAGGCATAGCACCTATTTCACTGATATCAAAGAATTTATCTTCGTGTGCGATGTCTCTTAGTTTCATATTAGCCTGCGAGGATTTTTAGTAAGTTACCGTCTCTCTCGATCGATTCACGTTTTTCTCTGCCATCTGTGTTAGGACCAACTGCTGGCTCAGCGGCATCAAATTCGTCTGCTGGCTCACCTACTGGTTCTTCTGGTTCAGCATTCATAGCATCTGGTTCTACAGCATCAACTTCGGCTTCTGGTTCAGCGCCTAGCATATCTGTTGGTGCTTCTTCGCCAGTTAATGTGCGAACATTAGTTGCTAGTGTTTCACGTGTTTGTTTTAGATTTTCTAATGCTTGTTGGATAGCTGGAGCAGATGATGAAACAAACGCTTTTGATTGCTCTGCACCCATCTCATCACGGATTGAATCACCTAACTGTAACAGTGTTTCGTTTTCCATGTCTGATAAATCTTGGATCCAACGTCCGATCGTATCCACCATTGTTTTAGCAGTAACGATAGCACTGGCCTGTTGTACTTCACCTTCTGTAACTTTAGTCATCTCTTCTCCTTGGATTGATTCCATTGGCACATCTGCGTCTCTAGAATTCCATTCATCTTCTGCTTCTTCTTGTGCCGCTTGTAGTGCTTCTTCGTGTTCTGAACCGCCTGGTTGTACCATATCAGTACACCACTCGTCGTTTAATTTGTTGTTACCATCACCATTGCATGTCGCTTTTAATGATTTAGGATCTACCATAACTTTATTCTGTTCTTTATCTACTAGGACAGTGTATTGGATGTGACCATAACCAGGTTCGCCGTCATCACCAGCAAACTCATATTCTATCTCTTGCTCGTATGAATCTGGATCAAATCCTTCTTCTGTAGGAATTTCAACTGTCGATTCACGATCTGCGATTTCAGCATTGATAGCATCAAGCATCCATTGTGCCTTTGTGAAAGCATCACTTTCTAGATTCTCGTTGAAGCCTGACTGATTGCGTGTTTGGCTTATTTGTGTTCTTAGTTTGTTTCTAGCGTCTTCTAACTTAGGTAGGTCAAACGCTTCTAAGTTTAACTTCTTACCAAAAGTCTTGCCTAATGATTCGTTCAAACGTTTAGCTGAGCGATCCACGGAAAAGATATCAGTTGTTTTCATAGTTCCTATCCAGTTTTAAAATTTATATTATATTTATTCAATTCCAGCCAATTCAGATGCCGTCTGTTTGGCTAAAATCATACGTTCTCTGCTCTGATCATACCTAGCGTAGAACATAGATGCTTTATCTTCATCATTATTATTTAACGCCTGTTGATACCTGGCACGCAGTTGTTGGCTATCTACATACCATTTACCATAATCTTGATCTAATTTATATAATTTATTGCAGTATCCTATATCTCCCCGTGTTGCTAATACATTGGCTAATTTAATAGCTACAGCATTAAGGAATATGTAGTCATAAACCATTATGCCATCCTGCTCTAGATGTTTAAAATTATCTTCTGATCTAATCAAAACATTGCCTACTAGGATTCCTTCTGCCGTTTTTACAGGCATTATTAGATTTAATTTCTTTTGTGTGCTAGTAACGAACTGTTCTAGGCGTTTAGATATTTCACTCATAAAAAAAGGACCTTGTAGTCCTTTTATTTAATTAACTGAGTAGTTATCCCATCTTAATTAGGATCGTAACTACCACAGATAAAACACCTGCTATCACGGTACCTGCTGTACCAATTATCACTTTAGTTAGGCTTTTTTGTCCTTGAACGATATCTTCGTGGATGTCTTCTACTTTGTTTTCTAGGTTTGTGAGGCGGTTGTCCAACTGTTGATAGCGGACTGCGCAAATCTCCACGTGTGCTTCAAGACTTTCTTTTTCGATGTTACTGGGCTTCGCTGTAGCCATCTAATTTTCTCCGTAAACTCCCCGCTCTGGGGCAATTAAGTAAACTCTGCGTTGGCCTTAATGTGTTTTTTAGATGCCTAATTGTGTTTGCCTGATAATATTATTTATCTTTTTTGCCAGTAATTACGGACCTTACAATGTCTTTTATTTTAATTAATTCATCTCGTAAATGTATAATATTACTAGTGGTTTTTTCTGTGCTGTTCATAATAGTTTTTATCACTATCATAACCCAAAACCACCAACTGACACATACTATTCCTATTATCGCTAAGCCTATATAAACCATCTCTGTATAGCCTGTATCTAATGCCCATAATGAAAGGAAGAAACCTGTTACCATAAAGAGAACGGCTCCTACCATAACACACTGCCATTTTAATTTCTTTTCCATACAAATATTTAATCTCGAGTAGAAAAAAAATAAATTATGCTATTAATGTGACCCAAGTGTTGGGTCGTTCGCCCTTGGTGATAAATGCTGGGGGAGTGAGGTCATATACTTCTGTAAGCAGTTCTATTATTGGAACATTATTAAGATCATCTAGCAACAGCCCTACAGGATCCTTTCCATCATTGAAGACATCGTCACGCTCACACTCAAACTGCCATCTCCAATGTTTGATTTTGCCTCTGCCTTCTATGGGCAACAGTTCATCTAACCATCTAGGATCGATCTTCCATTCTATGTTTGCTCGCATACCTATAGACTGTACCAAGGTGTTGAAGTTAGCCTGCTGTCCTTTGAGTATAGGATCAGTCTCAGAACGGCTAGCGTTAGATCTTGTGATATCTACTAATGTGATTATTTCATAAGTCTGCATAAGTGATATTATTTACGCAGATAAAAAAAGGGCGGAAAATTTCTTAACCGCCCTTGATTTTTAATATTACCTAAGTAATTATGCTAATGCGTTACCTGTGAAACCTGTTGTTTCTGTAACTGCAACTGCGTCAACAGTAGCCGCTGTAACACCATTAACTGCCGCTAAGATAGCCGCTTCCATTCTTGAGAAGTTAGCGTTAGCGTTTGTTGTTGTATCCCATTTGTTTAATGTGTTAGCATTAACCATGAATACTACGTCATATGGTGATGAACCGTCAACTTCACCTACGCCATATACTTCAGCAAAACCTTGAACGCCTTGTGCGATAGCGTTTAAGAAAGCCGCTGAACCTAAGTCAACTGCTGATGCTGATAATGTACCTGCCACTGTTAAGAATGTTAACTGAGGTGTACCAAGATTGTGTTTGTCTTCAGTAACTTTTTTTGCGTTACCGCCGATTGATGCGTATAAATCTGCCATGATAAGTTCTCCTTAAAAATTATAGTCCCGCTCCGGGACCGGCATAATATTTAGTCTTTTTGGAAAGTTTTTTGGTTATAGATACTATTTTTGGATTATTCTGAGCGGAATGGTGTCCAGCGATCTCGTGGAACTAGTTTAACTCGGTCCTTCATCTTGACATACCCTTCACCACCTGGTTTACCGCCAGTGGTAGCAGTAACATCTGCTTCTGCTTGATCCAGCTCACGGATCACTTCATCCTTGGCTTTCATTAGTTCTCGCACTAATGCGAACATATTCGCAACTGTTTTAGGATTAGCCTGCACCATATCACGTATCTTTGCCTGTTTGTTTTCAGATACTTTAGATTGTAGCAACCATTCCATAAACGATTCTATGTCTAATGCTTCTAGATTTTTAGCACGGCTCTGTTGATTCACATAGGTATAGATGATGTTACGCATATCGCTTAACCCTTGTACAGGTGCTAAGAATTTATCTATTTCTGCTTGGCTTTGGTTAGATAACTTAGCGATGACATCTATATTGTCAGCATCCACCGCAGGTTGTTGGCTTACATAAGTCTGTCCAACTACAACTAGGTCATTGGTATTATTAAACTGTTTGACATCTTCTATGGGTTCGCCACTCTTGTCACCAAAGTACCCGTACTGTGCGTGTGCGGCTACTGCTATTTTACTTTTACCTATACGCTGTCCTATCGAGCTTGTTGCTTTGACATGATAGGTGGTTTGGTTAGGTGTGAAGTGAATCTTGCCGTCACTGCTGTCATATGGTTTGCCAGGATGGAACAACAAGTCACCATAGATGTAACCACGGAATGAATCTGGTGTTGCCTTTTCAAATATATCCCATAGGCCAGCCATATCCTGTGCGAACTTCTCACGCCAGTCCTCGCCTTTGCCACGGCTCATTATGAACTGCTGTAGTTCTTGTGGTGAGCTTGATTTGCCTTCCTCACGACCCCAATTGTTCTTGCCGACTAGTCTGAATGTACCGTCTTCATCTCTGCCCCAATACACTGTAGGGTTGCCATCCCACTTGACTGATATATCACGAGCATCCTGTGACAACGAACGTAATACTTCTATAGCTCTAAGGGCACCTTTAGGTTCAGTGAATACCAAATCTTCTAGATGCTGGAACTCTCTGCCTACTTTCTTTTCTTCTGTTAGAAATTCAAATGCTCTCATGATATCCTATTAATCATTTGTCGCATCCAAGGAGTGGAGCCTGGTTCAAATACTTCTACTGCTTTCTTCTTAGGTAATTCTACACCATACTTGTCTAGTGTTTCTCTAGCCTGTGCTACTAGTTCTTCATAGTTAGGCAGTTTCATTATGTATTGTAGGATGTTATCCACTGATTGTATGTCTTTGACTGTAGCTGTCTGTCCTAGCAGTTCTTTAGCGATAACATTCCAATCATCTGAAATAACGTCATCGGTTTCTGCATCTAGCAATCCTGCTTTAGGACTATACTTCATACCTCTAGCTCTAGCGATTGAACTTAGCACGATGTGTCTATGCTCTCCACGGTATGTACCTTGCCCACCTATCATAGAACCCTGTTGGAACTTAGGATTGGTAGTGAACATGAAGTCCGCTTGCACGAAACCGTTTTCGGGATCGCCTTTGATTGGAGTCTTGAGATGCACGTTGTCGCCTGACAGTTTGACATTCTCTGCCCCAAACTGTGCTGTCATCTTTTCAGCGAACTCTGCTTTGGACATTTCGTTAGCATCCACTGATAAATCTAAGTCACCCGAGGAGTTCTTTTCAAACGTGCCATCTGGATCTTCTTTCCTACCTGTGGTACCTAACCATTTTGCAGGCTTTCCATCTTCACCTTTTTCTGCGGTGAAGTCTAGTCCTGTGGCTTTTTCTATCCACGCTATAGTCTCTGGAACATCACTGGTAGCGATACGCTGTGTAAGTGGATTCTTATCTTTGTCTTTAAAGACGTTTCCGCCTTCGCTCAAATTAGTCTTCATTCTTGTTGCTTTCGTCTAGGTGTCTGTTGATCTTTCTGGCTTCTACTAGTTTTCTGATGCCTCTGGTAAATTTGGCAGAGTCTGAACCTTTTATAGAATTAATGAAACGTCGCTCTAGTTCTCCTGCTGTTTCCTCATCGTAGTGCTTGTGTAAGCTCTCTATTAGATTAATAGCTGAGTTGATAATATTAGTGGCACGGCTTTCCATAAGTTCTTCTTTGTTACGGACTTCGGCAATGCTGTTTAATTCTTGTAATATTGATCTTGTTCTTAGTTTCATAACTCTAACTCTCAATGGTATCTTGTATTTACGCCTTTCTAAAACATCTTAGATATACTAATATAACTATTAACTATGTATATATCCTTAAAATCAATCAAAATTTCGGTATATCTTACTCTATATTATAACATCTTTCTAAATAAAGAGCAAGGGAGATTTAGTTCTCCTTTTTTTGTAACTATATAGGAGGG